CTCGGCTCCTGGCACGCGAGCTGGTCAAGCTCTATGAAGGTGACGACACTTGTGCGCTTCCCCAGCGTGTCACCAGCATTAGCCGACAGGGCATCAACTACTCCCTGCTGGATGATCAAGACTTCCTCGACAACATGCGGGTCGGCATCTATGCCGTAGACCTGTTCCTCAAGTCGGCTAACCCCGATAAGGCTCGCGCCCGCGCGCGCGTCTTTTCTCCGGATGTGCCCCGCGCCCGTCGAATCACTCCTAAGTCTCCCGCCATGCCTCTGAGCGACTTCGACCTCTACATCACTCCCGAGGGCGGCGCAGTTCTTCTCTATCTTGACGAGATCGGCGGAGACTTCCTCATCGAAGACACCTCTTGGGTGCTGAGCGTCATGATCTCAGACTGGTCTAATGACAAGACCGTAACCCTAGAAGGTGCAGCGGACCTAGACCGGGTAGATGGGACGGTTAGAATTAGCGCTTCTTATGCCGACGTTAAGGCAGTTCTGGGCGCTCAGAACCCAGGAGTTATTGATCTTTACGCTACGCGGCCAAGCCTAGGTAATCCTGCAGTCGATGAGGTAATCAATCTCATCTCCAGCAATGTGATTTACCAGCTTGGAGAAAGAGTAATCCCCATTACCATTGCTGAATGACAAATAGAGGAGAATGACAATGCCTGACTTAGATCTCACCGGAATATCAAATGACGCAAAAGCACTAGCTAACCATCTCAGCGAAGTACTAGACAGAGTAGTAAATATCTACGACTCCTACAGTATGCCGATCCCAAGCAGACGCTACTGGACTATGGGAACTCCGGTAGTTGACTGCGAACAGCTAGTAGTTTCTTTTGTACAAATGTATGTTGGCTCACCTGGCGACGAAGCAACTATGCCAAGACGCTGTAATGATCCCAGTAGTGCAACCGTCCAGATTAGTGTTAGCAGGAAGGTTCCGGTCGTTGGGTCCAATGGACGGCCTCCATCAGCCGAAGATATTCAGCTTTACTCTCAACTACAGGCCTACGACGCCTGGGTCCTCCTACACTCCGCTCGTGAAATCGACTCGTGGGAGACAGCAGGTGGGTTTGGCTTAGGTGTTATAGCCACGGTGGAGACCTCAGAGCCAGAAGGTGGCTTCCAGACCACAGTCCTCACTTTGACCTCGGCGGTGCCGTGATGCAGGTTGAATTCTATAATGCTGTTCTTGACAGGTATCTCAACGCTCCCGGTGGGCAGGTGGGCGAGTACTTGCGCAGTAAAGGCAATCAAATCGTTGTTCTTGCCAAGTCTATGGTCGGAGTCCGAACCGGGGCACTTAGATCCTCAATTCATATGCGTCATTCTAGGGATCCTCGCGGGCAGTACATTAAGGTTGGCTCCACTCTTCCCTACGCCAAAATGCATCACGAGGGGACTAGGCCTCACATGATTTACCCGAAGAGAGCGCCAATTCTGAGATTTACCAGCAAGGGTAGGGTTGTTTACGCTAACGCTGTCAGACATCCAGGCACTAGAGCGAACAAATATCTAACCACTCCCATGCGTCAAGTTATACGGTAAAATAGATATGTAACCTGACCTAAAGGTCAACGACACAAGAAGGAAGAAAACATGACAGGAAGATTCAAGGACTTTGGGGAATCCTCAAATGTCGTAAAAGAGCCTCTCTCTTTCAAGCTTTACGGAGAAGAGTTTAATTGCGTTCCAGCTATTCAAGGCAAGGTTCTCCTGGACACGGTGAAAAAGGTTGACTCAGACAAAGCCTCTGCGGCAGCAGAGATCATCGAAGACTTTTTCAGAACCACTCTTCTTGACGAGAGCTACCAAAGATTTCAGAGGCTTCTCAGTGATCCAGACAAAATCGTAACTGTAGAAACTCTTAGCGAAATTACCGCTTGGTTGGTAGGAGAGTATTCAGAGCGCCCTACGAAGGAGTCCTCGGACTCACCACTTGGGCAATAGAGATCTGGCCTTACCTAAATGGTAAAGCTTTAGTTAGCGGACTGAACTTAGAGGAAATGGAGGCATCTAACATGCTAGATGTTCTTCACTTTTTTATGGAGGAAGATCTCGTAAGATTTGGAACCGGTGAGCATATGGAAGCAGCTTCCAATGTTCGGTCCACTATCTATAAAACTATGTACAAAAGAAATTACTCATACGCTGTATCTTCCTCGTCCGGCTCTAGATCTTCGAGCATGACTTATGCAGATGGGAGTCTTGTAGATCTTCCAGAAGAAGATTTATCAGACATAACTCCATTTGATCCGATAAGTACAGCTAAGTCTTCTAAGCCATTCATTCCTACAACTAATTTTGATCCTGATGCTGCACTTCCATTTGGCAAAGATCTAGATGCACCACTCGGTTAGGAGGTGATGGCGCGTGGCGGTAGTGGGTGAAGCTTACATTGTCGTACGCGCTATCACTGACCAAGTTAGAGACGATATCCGCCGAGGATTTGATGGTGCGGGGGATATCGGAAATCGAGCTGGACAGGACGCCGGGAAAAGGTTCTCGGATGGATTTAATAGAGGTAGCAGTAGAAGAGATATTTTTGCTAATCTCGAAAGAAGTACCTCAGGGGCGGCTGATGCGTTCACTAGCCTAGTCAGAACTGGCTATACCGTAGGCCCAATTTTGGCGGCACTAGCGGGTGGCATCAGCGCCGTAGGCGCTGGCCTTTTTGCTATGGCGTCTCAGGCTGTGGCAGCTGGACCTGCCCTAATGTCCTTAGTTGGGATCATCAGCTCCTTAGTCCAAGCAGCTAGTGTTTTAAAGTTTGTGTTTGGCGGAGTCGGGGCAGCAATTAGTGCTGGACTCAATCAAGGCAGCGGAGGTGGTGGAGGTGGTGGCGGCTTAGATCTTTCTAGACAGATCGAGGACGCTAAGGAAAGAATAGAAGACGCCAGAAAAAATATTGCCAGGGTCTACCAGCAAAATGCTGAAGCTCTGAAGAGAGCAAATCAGCAAATTACTGACGCTCTAGAGGCAGAGGTAGAGGCCTATGAAAACCTTGAGGAAGCCGAAAGAGATGTTCAAAGATCTGAGGAAGATCTAGCCAAGGCTCAGGAGGAGGTGACTGAGGCTAGAAAAGAAGCTGTAGAACAAATTCAGCAGCTTCGCTTCGAGCTTGAAGAGTCTGTCATCTCTGAAGAGCGAGCATCTATGAGTCTGGAGAAGGCTGCGGAGCGGCTAGCTAAGGCTCAATCTCTTCCGCCAGACAACCGACTCAGGCGGGAGGCAGATCTTGAGTTTAAGGAAGCTGAACTTAGACTTCGAAGAGCTAAGGATCGAACCTCTGACCTGTCTAAAGAGGTAGATGAGGCTAATAAGAAGGGGGTTGAGGGCTCCGACGTAGTTGTTGCTGCTAAAGAGCGTGAAAAGCGGGCCGAAGAAGGTCTTGCAAACGCTAAGAAGAACGTGGGAAGAGCAGAAAGGGATTTAGCAAGAGCTTCTAGAGATGTAACAGAAGCCTACGACAACTACAATGCAACTCTAGCTGAGAATAAAACTCGTCTAGAAGATGCTAAAGAAGCTCTAGAAGATGCCAAAGAAGCCTTAGAAGACCTCAAAAACCAAGTAGGGGCTGGTGGTGCTGGCGGCGGGGTAGACGCTTTTGCCGAAGCAATGGCCAAGCTTTCTCCTGCGGCCCAAGACTTTGTTAGAAAACTAATAGAAATTTCTAAAGCTTTAGAGCCCATCAGAAAAGCTGCTCAAGAAGAGTTTTTTAGTAGATTTAATGTAGGTTTGGATAAGCTTGTCGATGTCTGGCTACCAAAACTAAACGAGCTTCTTCCAACTACTGCCGGGGTACTGGGGGAAGTCGCTACTGGAATTGCCGGAGTTCTCACCGAGACAGAGAACGTTGGTAGAATAGAGTCAATATGGAGAAATAATGACAAAGTCATTAAAAATGTAGGTCTTACTGTAGAGAGTCTTGCAACTTCGTTCTTCATACTTCTAGACGCGGCCGGACCACTTACATTAGAGCTAAGTAAGTGGGTGGCCGAACTCACTAAGGGCTGGAAAGAGACTCTAACTACCAAAGAAAAAACCGGTGAGCTAGAGAAAACTTTTGGTTACGCTCGCGACGTAGCTAAAGATCTTGGTGCTGCTCTCGGTGGAATTTTTAGAGGTTTAATAAACATAGGAAAAGAAGCTGCTGGCCCAGGCAGTGGCGGTGAAAAATTACTTAAATCTTTCCGAGATGCCGGACTCGAATTTGAGAAGTGGACAGAAAAACTCTCTAAAGACGGAACTCTCAAGCTGTACTTCTTAGACGCTGCCGATAATTATGAGGCTATAGCGGGATTTGTCGTTACTTTAGTTAAAGAACTTGCAAAGATAGGTGACAATCCAGGAATTGCACCGTTCTTCGACTCCCTAAGCAAAGCTGCAGAGACTCTAGGTCTGGCAGGAGACTCCATAGCTAGCAGTCTCCCATCTGTCGGTGAGTTTGTTGAGGAAATAGCTGAATTTATTCGTATAGTTACTGAATCTAACGCTATAGAAGTATTCTTTGATACCCTCAAAGAAGGTTTTAAAGCCATCAACAACTTCCTAAAATCTGATTTAGGTCAAAGACTTCTAGATGCCGCTGGGCCGGTTCTTGCATTTGCTGCAGCCCTAGGTATTTTTGCTCAGGCTGCTTCGTTTTTGGCGAAAGCAGGTATTGGAAAACTCATAAAGCCTATTACCGGAATAACTGGAGCATTTGGAGCATTTGGAATAACTGTAGGTGGGGGCAAGGTAGCAGCAGCAGTAGGCATTATTGCTGCTATTGCGGGAGCTATCTATCTAATGTGGACGGAAAGTGAAAACTTTAGAGAGGAGATGAAAAAGTTAATAGATATTATCCAAGAAGAGTTCGCTGCGGCGTGGGAAGACATGGAAGCGGCACTAGCTAGTGAGGATGTTCAAACCACGCTTCAAGATGTTAAAGACATCTTTAAAATGCTCGGTGATCTTCTTGCAGATGATATTTTACCTATTATTCAGGTCGCGGTTCCTATTGCTTTTGATGCAGCAAAAATAGCTATAGGACTCTTTGCAATTCAAATTAAAGGTCTTATTAGCGGTATAAAGTGGTTCCTAGAAAGAGCAATCGAGCTTGAGACGTTTTTTGAAGAGCTTCCAGAAAAACTCGGGGCAGCAATAGAAGAAGTAGAAAATTTTGTTGGAGCTATACCAGAAG